CGAGCGATACGCGTTTGCGTTCGCCATCAAATTGTTTGCGAAATTTAGTCATTATTTAGCACCTTTATTTAAGAGATTTAATAACAAGATTAGTAATACCACCAAAAAGACTAGTAACAGTAGATATATCAACACCGTAATATTTAGCAATAGCAGGCAAGCCGCCATTGTCATTTATATGACTTGCAATAGTTTCCTTAGTTGCAAGTTCAGCAGTAATGCCACGGGTCTCCTGAATAGTCTTAGTTGTTTGCTCCATAATCAAACCAACATCAGCCCAAACTTTTTCAGTTTGTATCTTAGTCAAATCATATTGAGCGGCAAGATTTAAAACCTCCTGCTCCACCTTAGTGGTTTCTTCAGTAGTTTTAGCAGTCTGGGACGACTGCAAAGCACCAATCATACCTTGACCGCCTTCAGATTGAATAACAGGCGTAGAAGCTCCTCCTAGCTTGCCTGCAAGTATTGGATTAAGCCCCGCTTTTTTCATATCAGACATAGCGCGCTGATAAGCGGTATTAGAAAGTTTAACATTAGCCTTATTAGCCTCAGACTGTCCAAAAGCAGAAGCGGCGGCACCTAAAGCACCGCCCCATCCGCCAGTCATAGCACCTGCACCAATCGAAAGAGCAGAAGATAACAAATTCATAAATCCCCCTATTTCTGAATAGGGGATTTAACAAAAAGGGCAACGATATTAGTAATAATCAAACCAATAACATCCCAGTTAGCCAAAATGACTTCCATAATTACAACTCCTTAATATTTAATTGCACATGAATATGAGTAGACTCAAGCACAACAGTAAAACGATGACCTAAATCACGGATTAAAGTATAAGCCACTTCATTACGAGTGGCATCATCAAAATAGTTTGTCCGAATATCAAACGCACAACCATAGTAATGCAAAGAACCAGCAGAATGTTCGCCATCGAGAGCCGATGTAATAGTAACACCTTCCGGTCGTCCAAAACGCTTATAGACTTGCTCACACATAATTAAAGCTGGACGCATACGCAAATCCAGCCCATGCATAATAACACCTTCTTTAAGTTTCATAATCGCTCCATGCCGCTAGGCGAGGGAGCGCGGAATACCGCGCACCCTTCAGGTTTAGAAATGGTCAATAAGACCTGGAACTGAATAGGTCGGCATTGGTCGAGCACACTTCAAATCAAAATACGAATCAAACACAAAATGCGGATAACTAGGAATAGCAATCACACGGTCGACAGGTGGATTCTCTTCAATAAAATCAGCCGACAATGTAGGACGAGACGCAAAATCCTGCGCTAAATGCCAAACATCCAAAGACTGCGCGAAATTAGAACGCATCTGACCAGTAATCTGAGAAGGCTTATAACGATACTCAGCATAACGCTCTTGATATCCAAAAACAGTTTCATCATTTGCAGAACCATCGGCATAAATCTCTTTAGACAAAACAGCTTGCTCACCAAGATGTGCCAAAGCAGGCCAAAAATAATCAAATCGAGTCTGACGAGACCACATACGATTTATACCTTGTTGGTAAGTTAAATCAGCACGAACACAAGCCAAACCAATAATGACACAATGCTCAGTAAATGATTTAGTAAAACCATGACCAGAATAAGACACAGTGCCAGCCGCAGACAAATTACCCTGCGGTGAAGTAGCATCCGTGGATGAAGTTTGAGCAATAGGATTAATCACAATAGGCGAATGACCACCGCCTAAATACTCAGGACGCTGTAAACGAGCATCAGGAGAAACAACACCAAAATGAGAACGAATAATCTCTGTATATCGCGTGCCCCCGCGTGCATCGCGCTCGTATAAACGCTGAACTTGAAAAGCTTCGCGTAAATCATTAATAGTAGCCGCAGTCACATCAGACAAATCAGCATAGAGACGATAATTTGGATTATCTGTAAAACTAGCAGTTGAGGAAATAAGATTGGCACCTGAAGACGGATCACGCAAAGCATAAGGAGTGCCGTCACCATCCGTTAAAATTAATGTATTAGTTGTGCCAGTTGCAGAATACTTTAAAGGCGCATTACCAGCCATAGGCAAATCAACAGCATCACCCTTCTGTGGCCAAGGAAGGCAAGAAGTAAAATAATCATGACGCTTACCGCGCTTTAAAAGAACATAATCATCAGGGTTATCTGGGCCATCATCTTTATCAACAACAACAGAATCCTGCAGGTTCTGGTCTCTAAACCATTCGTTATAAATCAAATTATAAGCGCGAGCGTGCAGATTGTTAATTTCAAGACCTGCAACTTCAGTAGGCAAACCCATGTAATCATAGAGAGAAGAATTAGCAAAACCACCAGACGGACTTGTAACAGTAGGAACAAGATAATCAGTTGAATCACCAGGGTTTATTTGTTCACCGTTAAACTTTTGCCAATTATCCCAAATCAAACGATTAGGGACAGCAAAAAAGAATGTTTCAAAATGCAAGTTATCCATGAACGGAGTAAGAGGCGTAGCAAGGCGCCCAAAACCAGTCATATTCAAATTAAAGGTATCACCAGGCAAAGCCTCATCTACAAAAATAGGAACAAGATAACCAGCGTCAAATGTAGTCTTTAAACCGTGAGAACGGTTAAAAGAAGAACGCTGAATCTCAGCTTTAGGGACACGTGAAAAGTCGTGACCCATAACAGAAGGTAAAGATTTATTAAACATAATTACACCTTAAAGAGGGAATAAAAGAGCATTGAGGGGAGCAACCAAATTTGGCTCATGAACTTCGAAAATACCAGTCTGGTCATCATACTCACCCATTTCAAAAAGAGAAAAGGAATCTACATGCTTATGGAAAGTATGCTCAGGGTCGTTAACCAAATCAGAAATGGCACGTTTAGCCAAAACCTCGTTTTGCATAAAAAAAGGTTGAAGATAAGCACCAGCGGCAGAATCACGAACAGTATAAATTTTAACTTTCATTTAATTTAATTTCCTTTATCAACTTCGCGAGGAAGTTTTTTGAGTTTAGTTAACAAAACAGTTTCACGGGTTTCAAGCCGTTCAGGAGTATTATTGTCAAGATATTTTAAGGCGTCAAGTTCGCGCTTATAAATAACCTCCTCGAAATCATATGGACGCTCAACAGCTTCCAACTTATCATAATACTTTGGAGGCCTAGTCTTCTTACCATTGACAACAACAAAATCATGAGGATAAACATCATCACGGTATTTTTCATACCAATTACGCCCAATCCCAGGGCGACGACTCATAGTCGTATATTCAGGCTTTCGCTCCCAACACTCACCGGTCTCATCATCTATTTTAAGGTAGTGTAATTCAGCTTTATCACCAGTAACCTTCTTCATAATATAACGCGCAACATACGCGGCAGACTCAAAAGTAACATCACCAATAGTAGAAAAACCAAAAGGCCATAACTCATCTAATGCCTTAGAAGTATAAAGACGGTGACCATTCACAATACGAAATAACTCCTTATCTGGAAAGTCAAACCCAAAAATACAGGCATGATAATGAGGTCGTCCATAGGTTTCACCATACTCACCACAGTGAAAAAAACGGATACCATCACCAAAACGTTTTCTCAAACGTTTCATAAACAGTTGGTAATCTCTAACATCGAGAGTATAAGGATTTTCCCTACTAGCCAAAGATTGAGGATTAAAAGTAAGAGTAATAAAACAGTTGTTCTCATGTAACGAAGCCTCATGCATACATCTAACAGCCCATTGACGAGAACGCTCCAAACGACATCCTACACATTGACCGCATGGAATTTTTAAAAGTTGGTCGGGTTGAAGAGCATAGGTAGGACTGAAAACTAAACCCCTCTTACCTGAGGGGTTTACATCCTTACTTCTCCAAGCCTCCAAAGGATGGTAACAAGGCATAGCCTTACATCCGAATACCACCACGCATAGGCATGGCGTAATTTTTAGACTTAACGCGAGACGCTGTTTTTGTAAACAAACGCTTACTATAAGACTTCTTAAGACGCTTTCTATACTTCATAACAAACTCCTAAAAATTGAATTTAGACACCTTCGGTGTCAGTGGGAACAGTTACATCAAGTAGGCAACTGTTCCCACACCCTCGATTATACATCCGCGGCAGGTTCAGCCGCGATTTTTACCAAC